ATCTTCGTCTTCGAATTCTACTTCGGTTTCAAGCTCATCTTCTTCAGCTTCTTTCATTTCAACCTCTTCGTCAGTCTCTTCTTTCATAGACTCTTTTACTAGTTCGCTAATTTCTTCCTTCATTGTCGAAGCAAGTATTTCTTTTGCGTTTTCATTAATTACCTCTTCCAAATTCTGTATTTGGAGAAGTGTTTCGTTAACTAAATTTTTTTCAGACATTTAACTTTTTTTTAATAAATATGTTGACATGCTAAAAAAATAAGTTTTTCTTGATTTATAAATAAAAAAAGGGGACAAATGTCCCCTTTGGTAAAGTTTGATATGAGTATAAATTACTCTACTACTTCATTAATTTTACTCTCAACAATTGCAGTAATTCTCCAATCCTGAGAATATGATTCAAAAAGCTTTGTTACTTTAGCCTCAACGTCAGTTGGGCTAAATCCTTTAACCAATTTTTCTTCTTTTGTTTTTTTGATTTTTCCTGACTCTGAGTCAACATCATCAATTGTAATTTTTGCTACAAAATATTTTTCGTCCATATTAATTATTTTGATAAATAATCGGTAAGTTTTTTCATTAAATCAAGTGATTTACCTGCTTCTCTTTGTTGTCTTAATTCTTTTTCTTCTTGCAAGTTTTCTTCATACTTAAATCTGTCCTTTTCATCTTTGAATAAATAAGCTCCAGGTGTTGATGGTGAGGAAACAAGGTCAAAACAGATTAATTCAAAATCTTCTTGAACTTCATTTTGTTCTCCTCTCTTTGCAAGTGAACCAACTCCTCTTGAAGATATTCCAAGAGTTACTCCTTGTCTAAGTAAATTTGCAGCTTGGTCTCCTTTTGTTGATACAATTCCTCTTTCATGAAAACCTGGAGAAGTTAAAAGTTTTAATTTTCCAAGTAAAACGTTTTTATCCCACCACATATCTGTTATAATGTGCGATACTCTATCGAGGTCAATTAAGGATGATTCAGGGTGGTTAAGTTCAGATAATGAAGTTCCTCTCTTAATATAGTTTTTAGTGTAATTGTCGGCTTCTCTTCTTAATATTTTTTCAGGGTATATTCTACCGTTTCTATTTGGGGTATCGTACTTTTGTAGTACGGCATAAAATTCAAATGGCTTAGAGTGGTCTGTAGTATTAAAATTTTCTTTTATTACTCTATCATTAGAGAATTCAGTGGGCGATATATAACCCGCATCATACTCGATAAGAATTCCTCTACCTGACTCTGTCGGTCCTAAAATTCGTAAGTTTTGCATTTAATATTTTCTTTATAAATATTAAACTATGACCAAATTTTTTTCTTTGTCATTTTTTGTTAAATGAAAATTAAATAATTCAGACAACTCAAAAATTTCTTTTTCGATATATGATACTATTTTTTTGATTTCATTTTTTAGTTTTACAGATTTAAAATCTATTTCTGTTTTGGTATATAAGGTTATTTCTAAATTCATAAATGACCTTTTCCCCATAGAAATTCCACTTGTTCTTAAATCTAAATCGACAATACATTTATTATGAAATATAAATTTATCTGTAATATCGAGTAATAATTGTTTAATTAATCTGTTTAAGTAAGATACTTCCCTATTCCAATTTTCTAAAGATTTTTTTGGTTCAACCCAAGATTGTATGTTTATGTATATTGACTTTAAATTTTTTGAGTCTACCGTTCCATAAGAAGTTTTAAAATTTTTATATCCCTTCACCACACAAGATTTCCCTTTTTTCATTAACTTTGCATAATATCTGTTTATTTATATAATAAATCTAATAAAAAAAAACCATTTGTCAAAATGTTAATAATAGAAGTTAAAAAGGGCAATGTTGAGGGAGCCCTTAAAAAATTCAAATCAAAAGTAATTAAAACAAAACTTATTTCTGAATTGCAAGATAGAAAAAGACACAAAAAAAAATCTGACGTAAAGCGTCAGATTAAGAAAAATGCAATTTACGTACAACAGAAATTTTCAGACAATTAGACCTTTGTTTAATTGTTCAAGTTTAATAAATTCTTTTTTATTAAATTCTGTTGACTGAATTTTGTTTTTTGTTTCAACCAAAGCTTGTTTAATTTCTTCATCAGATTCTGAAATTAACTTTTCAAGTTTTTGAATTGTAGATTCTTTAATTGATTCAAATTCTTCTTTTGTTGGTTTCTTTTTAAGAGTTAAAATAACTTCTTCTCTATCAGATTCATTAAGTTCAGATAATGTCTTTTCGATATTGTTATTTGCAATCTTCAACATTGTACTAATTGGTACAATTTTTTTTGATTCTTTAACTATTGGTGACTTTGTTAAAGACTCGACAATATTCTTTTTTGCAATTGATTTTCTTTCAGGTTTCAAATCGTCACCGTAAATCAAATCATCGATTATTGTATAGTTGTTTTCTTTAACAATCCCTTTTGTCCATTTAGTTATTTTATTAACAAACCCTTCTGAAAGTTGGAGTGATTTTACTTCTTTTGATAAATCATCAACCAAATATTCGGCGATTTCTTTATCTAAAGATTTATTTTCTTTTAACGTATCATAGATAAAATATAGTCTTTTGAATGATTTGTTTTCTAAAAGTTCATTTTTAAAAAACTTCATATCTGTATCTAATTTGTTATCAGTAAATGATTTAACTAATTTATTCTCGACCAAAGTTTTAATTACACCGAATCTCATATTCATTGTTTTAAGTATAAATATCAATCTTTTAGTAAGCTGTTTAATTTTTGTTCCATTTCACCCAAAGATTTTTTTCCTTTTGATAAATCAATTATTTCATCACCCCCCAACATATTACTTTCAAGTAATATGTTCATATCTCTTTCTATAGATTCAGGTGTAACTCCTGCTCCGCCACCTGGCTCGGGTCCTGGAGCTGGTGGAGCGGGTAATTCACCTGCAGGTTCAGGTGACATTCCACCACCCTCAGGGGGAGCCCCTCCTTCTGTCGGAGTTCCAGCTGGCTCACCTTCTTTCTTACCATAGAGTTTATCAAGATTATCAAATAAACCTGTATGTGTAATAACCTCAGCCGTTTTCTTTAATTCCTCACCAACGGCCTTTTCAATACGTTGTTGTTGTAAATCAAGTTTAATCTCTTCATCACTAAATCCAAGAATGTGTTTCTTTGCCCAAGACTGAGAAACAGGTGCAATACCTGACCCAGGGTCAGCAACCATATCTTTATATAACAATACTTTTTCTTTCCATACATCGATTTTTAAAAGGTCAGCTTGTGTCGATGGATTGGTTAATGACAAAGTAAAATTACCAATTTCTTCTTCAAAACCTAAAATGAAAAGGTGAATAATTGCAATTTTATTCATCTCTTGAATCATTGTCTTCTGAATTCTATTAATTGTTCGAGCAAAACGTATATCTTGCAGAGAAAGGTTTTTTCCATCTCCAACTGTTTCCTCAAATCCTAAGAATGCTTTTGGTACACGAAGCGCTGTTAAAAGTTTCTTTTGGATATACTCGATATCGGCAATTTCAGAAAGGTTTTGAGCACCAGGTAAAGTATCTATCGGAGATACTTGGGTTGGGTCGCGCACGGGAACAAAATAATCTTGGTCAACAGCCATTTGATTAAATCTCATGTCCACATTTCCTGTTTTATGGTCAACAACTTGGTCTCTTTTAAATTTATTTGCAAACCTTTGTACATACGGTTCAACATCGGCATCATCCATGTTTCCGACAAATACTTTAAATATTCTTCTTTCAGGAGCTCTTGATGTTCTATAAATTAACATCGCATCTTCTGATAATAATAATTGTTTCCATATACGTCTTGCCTTTTCAAGCATAGATGTACCATAAGGTAATCTTCTATCATCTCCAAGTAATCTAAAGTGAGCAACTTCCCAAATATTAAACTCAAGGTCTTTTTGTTTCCATTTAAATCTTGTATGTTTTTTTGTTGGGTCGATGTTTGTTTCGGAAGATTTTGCCCCCATGCCCGCTTCCAATCTTTCGATTTCAATAATTGGAAGTTGCATGCAACCAATAACTCCTTTTTCAGGGTCAAGTTTTAAATAAATAAAATTATCACCATACTTACATGTGTTTCTTGTCCACATCGGAAGATTGGTATTTATATCTAAGGAATTATTAAATAAGTCAGCAAGTATTGATTTTATTCTTCTTGATTCAGAATAAATCTGAAGCATAAATCCATCTTGATTAATTGTAGTCGATTCTTCAGAATATATATCTAAAGCGGCCCCAATCTCAGGAGTAAACTCCATTGATTCATAATCATAAAATGAAGATAATCGTGTAGGTTCGTAAAAAACAGCCTGTGTATAGAGATTGTGCTCAATTTTTGACCATTGATTTGCAAGGTAATAATTTTGTTGAGCTTGTAGTTTTTCTCTATCGAACTCTTGCTTTGATGTTGTACGTAATAATTCCTTTTTATCGTATTTGTATGTTGGGTAATCTTGTCCTAATAAAGAATTAGGACCAAATGTTTGCGATAACCTTTGCCAAACTGTTAGTTTATTATTTTCCATTAGTTAAAATTAATCTTCTTTGTATAGATTATAAATAGTTAGGAAAATTAGTTTATTATAAGGTAATAATTGGAGGATAAACAACTAATCCAGATATCGATGTTCCTCCTGGTACTGGGCAATTGTTTCTAATCCCTATGGTGTAACTTGTACCAGGAGCAAGACCTGATAAAATATATGGACTAGTTGCAAAAGATATGTTAGTATATGTGGCATCACTGGCAGTAGTTACTTTCCACTGAAGTCTTATTTCAGTGGAACCAGGTGGTACAACCCAAGTTATTCTAAAACTATTTGAGGTTATGTTATCAATTGTGGGAGGATTAACTGATTGGCAAGGGGTTGTTACCGTCCAATTATATGTAGCATTTGTTAATGTTGTACGGCAAGCAATTCCGTCAAGTCCACCTGACACAGTATCAGGACCCGTATTTTGAGCAATTATATTAGCACCCGTAGGATTAGCGGAACTAATAAATCTAAGAGAATTTCCTAAATTAACAATACCGCCAGTTAAATTATTATTTACCGCAATGTCTCTAAATTGACATAGAATGAAATTTGCGGCCGCGGGAGTTAATTTAGAACTGATTAAAGTGAAATTTTTAAGATTTACACAATTAGTTAAAGTTTTATTCCACCCTGATAATGGAAATAAAGTTGTTGAAATTGTCGCATTAGAAAAAGTTGAACCTGCATCATCACAAGTAAATCCAGTTAAAGAATTTGGGAAATTTCCAGCCCCAACAAGACCAGATACCCCATTAGGAATATAACTTTCATTTAAAACCAATAACTTTAATGTATTGTTCGAAGAAAGGTTTGTAAATGTAATTCCCTGTTTGGCTGAAGCTCCGCCGAGTTGTCTGCTTATTGAAAACCTTTCAACCCCATTGAATAAATTGAAATTAATAGAGGCAATTCTATTATTATTTACCGCATAATTAACAACATTTGAAAAATCAACAGTTCTTATCGTATTAGGTAATTGTACTGTCCATGCGGATAAATCGTTACTTGTTAATAATAGTGTTTCTAATGAAGGTGTTAAGGTGTTAAGATTTGTGGTAAATGATGCTATTTTATTTAACGGGGAACCGGCAGCATTCCCTAAATCTAAAAATTTTAGTTGATTAGGTAAATCAAAATCAAATGTACCTGTAAATGTATTATTACTGTAAGTTAGTGCGGTTATAGAGTCTGGTAAATTATTCGTATTTGCAATTGAGTTAACCGGGGCATTTATTGCTTTAAGTTTTGTACAGTTTACAAAATTGGAATTAAATCCAGTAAATGCAACATTTCTAGTTAAGTCTATCGAAGTTAACTCATATACATTTCCAAGTAATGGGGTATCAAAAAAATTGGTAATTCTATTTGCACCTACGTTTCCAGAATTAGAGGAAATCGCATTAAATATTGTACACTTAGGAGGTAAATTACCTGTAACTGCTGAAAATGGAGAAAAATTTAGACTAATTGTAAGTGAGGTTGAGCCAGGAATACCAACAACTGAATTAGCATTAGTTATACCAAACACACCTCTAGTTGTAGGTGCGGTAGTATTGCTACCATTTCCAGCGACTCGAACTAATTCAATTTGATTAGGTAATCCGACAATAACGGAACCAAAATCGGAATAACTACCGTTAGCAGCTTTGTTATTTCCAAACACTGATTGTCCTTCACCATTACCAATTGTTAGAGCACTTAATGAGGTTGTTGAAAAATCGTAACTAAAGTCAGCCAAATTAGAAGTTTGAATTAGAAGAGTATTTAAATTACTTCCTATTGAGATAGGATTGAATGTAAATTGTACGCCGGCTATTCCTGTATTTAGAATCCTAATAGTTCTTATTGCATCAAATACAAGTGGAATTTGTTGTACTGTGGTCGCACTTATTTGAAAGGATGTAAGAGAACTATAAAAAGTGTTTGTAAACGTAGTACTGTTTGGTATCAGACTACTAATATTTTGAAATTCCAAATTATTAACACGGTTTGAGCCGGTACTAAATGACAATTTTCCAGTATATGTTCCTGCAACTGCGTAGTTTTTCGGGTAAACTTGGGGGGGGATTCCTACCGATACTGGAGTTAAAGGAGAATTATCCCCCCAATTAATCGAACCTAAAGTTAAAGGACTACCTGCATTAATAGTTATATTTAAGGGATTTAATCCACTTCTATTTTGAAATCCTATAAACGGTACTGGAGTCGGTGAAGGAGTTTGGGTAACTGTTTGAGTTGGTGTTGGACTTGGAACAACAGGAATTGGACCGCAATATTCTACATTAACAATGTTACAATTACCATCAACAAGTGAAATGTTCCATTGTATAAACCAAACTCCTGAAGTTGCCGTAGCTGGCTGTGTCGGGTCTTGGTAGTTGATTAAACCAGTACGGGTTCCTATTCCCGGACAACCGCATGATACTCCAGTTGGAGAATAAATTCTCCGTCCAATTAGTTCACTTGCAAATGTTTCGGGATTATAGTTAGTATAAGGTAACCCAAGTTGAAGTTCTGCGTCAAGATAAAAACCTTGGGTTACAACAAGGTTAAAATATGCACTACATGCGGTGTCCTTATCAGATATTGAAACATTGGCTCTTAATTGACCCGCCACTCCAACTAAAGCTTCTGAGGTCCATACACGTTGTCCTATTATAACTGCGGTTTTAGGTGGTGCAACACAACAATCTATTTTTTCAGTAATAATACAGTTTTCAATTTTTATTGCGGTAACAGTCCTTGCATTATTATCAAGATTAATCCAATAATAATCAGTTCCAAAACCACAATCGCAACTAGTTCCAGCAAAAGCATAAACTCGAGTTCCTACATCTGTTACACCACCAACTGTTCTTATATTAAATCCTGAAACACCGCAAATTAAACCACTATCAAATCTTGACATATAAGTTTCAAATTCAGAACAAGAAGTAGATGTTGTAATTGGTACTACAGTACCTGGAACACAACCTGCCCCACTATTATAAGTATAAGAAGTTTTTACATTCACCGCAACCAACCCACTAGGAGCGGCACATGAAGGTGTGTTAGTTTGAGTTGTAGTTTGAGTTGGAGTGTATGTTGGTGTACTAGTGTTTGTTGGAGTTTGAGTTGGTGTGACACCCTCTCCAGTTGGTGTATGAGTAGGAGTAATTGTTGGAGTAATTGTTGGTGTTGAGGTATTTGTTGGAGTTGGAGTATTACTTGGAACTACGGGAGCCGCACAGTCATATATTGAGACTATTTTACATCCGACAATTCTTACAATTTTAATACCATCTTCTTTTGTAACATCAGCAACTGGATTAACCGCATTTACCCAATAATATCCATCTTGTCTACTACATAGACAAGAAGTTCCAGCAGTATCATAAACAATACCATCAACCGCAAATGAAGTCACTGAAACTCCAACACCATCAGTACATGGGTCTTCCGCTAGTTGAAATTGATTTTGATAGTTGGCACATCCTACTTCATTATCAAACCCCCTAATATCCCAAGTAACACCAAAATCACATTGTGGTCCTGTATACCATATTTCCATTAGAGCGATATTAGTAAGACCTCCAGGTTTTGAACAAGTGCCAGTTGGAGTATGGGTTGGTGTTTCAGTAGGTGTTGACGTAAATGTTGGAGTTTGTGTTTGAGTTTGGGTATTTGTGACTGTTGGGGTATTAGTTGGTGTTTCAGTAGTGGTAGGAGTTTGAGTGATTGTTCCTGAAGGAGTCTGAGATTGTGTTGCGGTGTTGGTAGGAGTCTGAGATTGTGTAGGAGTGTTAGTTGCTGAGTTTGTAGGTGTTTGAGTTTTTGTTACAGTGTTACTTGGTGTGTTTGTTGGTGTTGATGTATTAGTAGGGGTAGGAGTTTGAGTAAATGGTGGACATCCTAGTAAGTCCGCGCAAGGTCCTAAAATAACGGGATTTAATCTTGGTAAATTACTAGAACTTACCTCAGAGGCGCATATATATGTAATACTTTGACCAGGTGATTTTCCATCTGGTACAAGGATGTTATTACAATCACGATATACATATGGGATAATGTCGCCAGCCGCTGCAATATTATTTAACTCCCAGCAATAACAAGGAACCGGACTTCCAGTTTGAGTTGTTGTTTGAGTTGTTGTTTGGGTATTTGTTTGACTATTTGTTGGTGTATTTGTTGGTGTTCTTGTTAATGTTGGAGTATTTGTTGGAGTTTTAGTATTTGTTTGGGTTTGAGTTGGAGTTCTTGTTTGAGTTCTTGTTTGAGTATTTGTCGGAGTTTGAGTTTTGGTTGGTGTGTTTGTTCTAGTAGGTGTTTGAGTATTAGTAGGTGTTTGAGTATTTGTCGGAGTCGATGTTTTTGTCGGAGTTGATGTTTTAGTGTTAGTTGGAGTTTGAGTTTGAGTTCTTGTATTTGTTGGGGTTGGAGTTTGAGTTCTTGTATTAGTTGGAGTTTGAGTTTGAGTTCTTGTATTTGTTGGGGTTGGAGTTTTAGTTACAGGTTGAGTTCTAGTTGGAGTTTTAGTGACGGGTGGAGTTTGAGTAGGTGTTCGAGTTACAGGTTGAGTTCTAGTTGGAGTTTTAGTGACGGGCGGAGTTCTAGTTGGAGTTTTAGTGACGGGTGGAGTTTGAGTATTAGTAGGAGTATGACTAGGGGTTGAGGTATTTGTTGGAGTTGGTCCAGGAGTGGCCGTGTTAGATGGTGTTGGTGGAATTGTTGGAGTATTAGTTGGTGTAGTTGTTACTGTTGGAGTATTAGTTGGTGTGGGTGGTGGAATAGAGGCAACGCCAGGAGCAGGAGCAACTTTAAATAAAGTTACAACAGCCTTTAAAAAGGTCTTAATACCATTATTAATTACGTTAATTTTTGACCCGTCGAAAAGTCTACCTTGTTTTTGTGGCCTGTTTTGTAAACCCATTATTTAAGTCCTCCGAATAACCAATTATAAGTCATATAATCATTTTTTGTAGGCTGATTATTAACTTGTTTATTATCACCAATAGAAGGATTAAAAAAATCTGAGTGTTTTCTTGTATTTGATGAAACTTGCCAAGATTCTAACATTGCTTTTGTATGTTGAGTTACTTTTGAAATTGATGTAAATGAAGATTCTGACACATAAGTACACATCGCAATTGACATAATTAAGTCATCGTGATGTCCCTTTTGGTGGTCGGGTCTTCCATTAATATATATAAAGGTTCCCATTTCATTCAACAATCTTGATGAATAAATTTTAAAATTATGTCTTAATGATTCTTCAAAAGATGCAATAATTTGAACTCTTTTATTATTAAAGTTAATTCCAGGTATTTTATCTTGAGTTTTTGGGTCATATTTCCATTTATTAAAATGGTCAACTCCATCGACATATAAATCTTTATATCCAAGTTCTTGTAGTTTTCTTGCAGTGGTTACACCCATACCTCCCGTTATATCAATAACAATAAAGGCCGAGTACATATTACCCCATTTATAACAAACTTCGGCAAGTGTGTCAGGTGGCATTTTTCCAATGTACTCAAATACCTGTTCTCTTTCATCAAAATCAATAATTTGAATGCAGGAAAAATCTTCACTATCCCCCCTGCTAACATCGACCCCCATAATATATTTGTGACCAATAACGGGTTCTTTCCAAATCCAAATTGCTCCACCCATCATTTTATTAACGGGTTCTTTTATATAATTTTCCCTGTAATTTTGTAGTACCTCAGAATCAAATACATTATCTCCTGAGCCAAGGAATTTGCATTCTAATTCTTGATTAACTTTTCTTCTATCATACTTGAGTTTTTTAACCATTGACTCATACCAAGAAGAAGTAGGTTTATATCCTTTAGAAATTAAATCTTTAACATCTTCAAAATTTCTTTCTTTAAATGGGATTGATGCATAATCTACAGATTCAAATTCGGGATATTCTTCTCTATTTAAATAAAAATGAATAATATCAGTAACCTTAATAAGGGATAAATCCTTTGCGTATCTTGGGTCTTTATACCAAACCATCTCAGAAACTTTGAATTCATTCATATTTCTAAGAGCTTGGTCATAGATTTCATAGTATATTGCGTCAAATCCGTTTGGAGTTGAGATTACTATTACTTTACCCCCCGTTGAAAGGGATGCCATACAAGCAGCCCAAAAGTCAGAGTCAGCTTCAATATATGCGGCCTCGTCAAATATTAATATTGTTGGTGTATAACCTCTTAACGCATCCTTTGATGTTGCAACCGCTTTGACTTCACATCCGTTATTTAATTTAAAGTGTCTTTGTGAATTCTTCTCAGCTGAGAATCCAATACCTGTCCAAGAGGGCCATTGTTCAGTAAATCCTCTTACCTTATTTGCCATTTCCACTGCGGTATCAAGTTTGTTTGCAATAATCAAAATCTTTTCAGGTTTTGTCTTTTTTGCAAATGCAAGTCTTTTTGATGCCCAAGCTGCGGTTACGGTTGATACACCAGCTTGACGGTATTTTAATGCAATATTTTCATTAAAGTTTTCATAGTCCTCAATCAAAGTCTGTTGGTCGGGAAATAACTCTAACGGTACGTATTTTGATACCGTGTTATCATATGTTTGTAGATAAGTTTTTAACGCATAAGGAGTACTTTTCATACACTTACCATACTCCAATATAACTTGTTCTTTAGTTAAAGACATTTTACTTTTTTTAATAAATATGAAAAAACCCCCTTTTGTCGAAGGGGGTTTAAATTTTAAAACTATTTACATTATAAACTCGCTAGAAAATCATCCATATCTTCTTGGTCTTTTCCAGTATTATAATCATCATATTCTTTCTTTGCCGCTTGAGCCGCTCTCATGACCTCAGTAAATCTTTTCTTAGCTCTGTCTTTTTCTGTTTTGTTTTCAGAAATCGCATCACCAATCAAATCCAAGAATTCTTTTGCCGCAATTTTATAAAGTTCTCTCTTAAACCAAGGATTTAACCCAGCATTTTCAGGGTCAAACATTTCATCAGGTAGAACATATTTGATTAACTCAACAACAGCTGGACCAAGTCTTAACTGCATTGGTTCATTTGGTAAAATATCAGTTTGTCCCATTATATTTGAAGCCCTTTCTGGGTCCATATCTGCAAATTGTTCTCTTGCCGGAGCTTCTTCTAAAGCTTTAATAATCTCGTGAAGAAGAATTGGAAGAATTAAACCTCCCGCAACAATTTTAGTGTCAGGTCCTTCTCCATCCTCACCTCCCTCGTCATCAGCGTCTTGTAATTCCATTTTACCCGCAACTCCCGAGCCAGTTTGACTCATCATTTCAATCATTTGTTCCATAGTAAAATACAACAAATCATTTGCTGCCATTACTTGTCTATAAAGAGTTGGAAGTTGGGGGTCAATTTCGGCAATTCTATTCATATAAGATGGTTTCATAAATGAATAGTGTCCTTTCTTAGCCTCACCCTGAATAATCAAATTGATAATGTTTCTTTTATCTACTTCAGATTGGAATTGCTCTTCATCAGTCTCAACATCAATATCAAAAGATTTAGGTAATTCAAATTTTGGTTTTTCTTTTTGTTTCATTTGGAATCCACCAGCACTTGGTGGTGTTCCTCCTAAAGTCAATTCATATTGATACCAATCTCTATCGGTTCCAGTTTCTTCTAATGCAAGTTCAAGAGCCAAGTCAACCAATTCTTCATTATGTTGACTCTCAATTGACATGATTCTTTGAGTGGTCATCATCATCTGTTGCATGATTTGTTGTTTAACCTGATTTGATGACAAATTTGGTTGGTCAAACGCATCCCTAACTCTATCTACCACTTCTTTAAATCTTGTACCGGCAAGTCTTTCGACATCACCAGAACCTTTTCTAAAGGCTGGATTTTTAGCATATAAACTTTCAGGATTACCAAGTTTTCTTTCCAAATTTGGGTCCATTCTCTCGGGATAGTCTCCGTAATCCACAGGGGCTTCGTGTAATTTGTACTTTTTCATTTTAATGCTTTGTCTATTAAGTTAGAAATTGCTGTAATTATTTCACTTTTTTTTGATTCCATTTCAGAATCACTTTTTGCCTTTGGTTTTGGGTTTGGTTGTTCTTTACTTCTTCTACCAGGGTGGGAAGGTTTTGTACCAGGGTCTGTTTTTGGGGTAGTTCTTGTTGGAGCAGGAGCAGTTTTAGTATCACCTTCTCCCATTTCACCACCTATCATAGTACCGATTGGTTTTTTCATCATCATTTTCTTTTCGGCAATAATACTCATTATTTCGCCTTTTGTCATCTTTGGAGACAAATTGTTTTCAACAATTTCTTCCATCTTCGATTCGATGAGATATTCATAAGGGTTTCTACCTTCTTTAAGTTTCTTTTTAACACCCATTACACAATCTTCATATTTCTTTTTGTTTTTTCTACCAACTGATGCCGTACAAACTGCAAACGGATTGTATTTCTTTTTTTTCTTTTTACCTTCATCTAATTCAACCGATACATTTGGATTGGTCTTTGTAATCATATCTTGTATCGCCTTTGCATCTGCAGGATTTTTTCTTGGTTGATAAACTGTTTTAGTAATCGCTTCTTTAGTTTCTTTTCTTTTTTTATTTTCGGTTGCCTCTGTTTTTTTTGTTACAGTACCATCAGTGTTAAAAGTTAACTTACCCTTTTCATTTTCTGGCATGTCGTTAAGAGCCGCGGCGTCATTTGTGTCAGTTGTTTTGTAAGTAGTTGTTTGAACTGCCTCTTTAGATTCTTTCTTTTTAATTTTTTCCAAAATCATCGCAACTTGTGATTCAGTCATTAAAGATAAGGTTTTTTGCGAGAAACCAAGCTTATACATTTCTAGTAGGTTTTTTTTCTTTTGTTCCATTTTCAAATTCTTTATAAAATTCTAAAATTATGTCTTTTTCGTACAATTTGTTTTTAACAACTTCTTCAGTATCCCCAAAGTGAAAAACAAGTCTATTATCTAAATCTTTATCTCTTTCCCATCCAAGAGCAACAACTCTGTCAACTCCGTCCTTCATTGAAAAAAAATCGGAGCTTTGGATAAGTTCGAGGTCTATCCCCTCCCTATTCAAAACTCCTACCTTTTTAATATATTCTGTTTCGGGTGATGTTGGATTTCCACTTGCTGGTTCACTATCCCAATCATCCCCCCATACTTCTAAACTACTCGAAAAAACAAATTCATATATTTTATTTCCCTTGTAGTTAGGTCCTAATCCGTTTACAAAAACTAAATAACTCATAATAGTTCACCTTTTGGTGAAACTTTCAATTGTTTATTATTATGTTCAAAAACCAAGTTTCCTTTATTTGTTTTTCCAACAAATTTCATTTCAGGAAAACTATTAATAACATCAATTGCCACTTTCTTTTGCTTTACAGTTTCAGAAAGTCTTACAATTTGATTTTTATCTGACTTTGTTTTTTGTTCCAAAATCATTTGTTTGTTTTGTTTTTTTTGTTGTTGAAATTTCTTTTCATTCTCATTTACAACAAAATATTTTGATAAAACATTATCAACTTTTGATTCTTTAAAAATCTTCTTGAGGGCGGCTTCAACATATTTTTCACTTACTTCTGTGTCTCCTCTGCCACCTGATGGTAGGTTAGCCATTTCACCTTCGGCCATTTCACCAGTTGGTTCTTCCTGAGGCATTTCATCAGCACCCATTTCTTCACCAGTTGGTTCTTCCTGAGGCATTTCTTCATCACCCATACCCATATCACCCATATCTTCATCTTCTTCACCTTCCAACTTTGCAATGATATCGTCTTTATCGTCATCTTCTAAGTTATCAGCGAGAGCGGATAAAATAGAATTAACAACATATTTTGCA